AGTCCAGAGTGAGTCCCCGAGCACTGCACCTGGATTGGGATTCTGGTTCTTCTTAACCTTCTTCGACTTAGCTTTGGGGGCTTGTGGAGCGATGACCACAGTAGTTTTTGGTCGCTGTTGTTGTTGTTGTTGTTGATTGTTGCGTCTGTTATATCGGACGCGTGGTGGCATTGTATTGGATCCAGCATGCCAGGACTGGACTGTTCATCTGTTAACAACCCTCAAGGGGGAGATCCGTGCAGTCTCTCGGCATTTTGTTTAGCACGTAAATATTTACTCCCGAGGGAAACGTTTTGGTCAATTACGTTAACAGACCCAATACCTTTGACCCCAGGCGAGGGGGGGGTGTTTGTAGTTTTACACGCATAGTTTCCCCAAACTATCCTATGCGGGGTGTTATATCAAGTGAAGTCGAGAACATCACAGTCTGTGTAGTAATTAGACCCAACCCATCTCTCAGGGTTGTAATCCAACTCTACAGACCTGTAATGCTCTTCCAACAGCACTTGGTCAGACGGAATAATACCAAAGGCGTTATAGAAACTCACCCTGGCGTCGTCTGTCGGTTCTCGATATTTGCGGTTCATTCCGCGAGTCATGTTGTAAAATCCACTGGATACTTCTTGATCCGTCCAGTGGGCTTTGGTGCCCTTAGCTCCACGTTGGTATATGAGATAATAGTCCTGAAATAGTGGTAACCCACCGGTCAAGCTAATTCCCCCTTCACCAACAGATGCGAGCCAGGCCTGGTACTCCGTAGCGGATTGCATACTACGTGTACACATTGAGTCTTTCACCATAGCAACATGCGGTTGTCTGCACATGACCCATCTCTCCCCGTCAAAGACAGGTTGGGTCTGGCAGAAGACAACCTCCTCCAGCGTATACACTGGGCTCTCAATTTTCATATCGAATCCCATGTGCATGAACCATTCATGGAGCCCCTCAGAAAATTGACTAAGATCTTCCTGCTCCATGATAACAACACAATCATCCCCATTGTTTTTAAGTTTAACTGAGACTCCCT